GATGCAACAGGCAGCAGATAAGTTAAGCATCAAAGAAGAACCGGTGCGCGAAGTGAAAAGGGAAAATCCACCACCACTTGAAATTGCACTGATGCGCGAATACGATGCGCTGCCGCAATGGGATAATAATATCCACTTCCGGGTGTACAAAAACAAGCCGTACCAATTCACCGAATACAGGCAGGAACGTTACAGGGAATTAATCGAAACGCAAAATGAATACTGAAATAGAAAAGCGCGAAGTCATTAGTCAAGTGACCAATGAAGATTGTATGGAACTAATGAGCCGTTATCCTGATAAATACTTTGAGCTTGCAATAGTGGATCCGCCGTATGGATTAGGAAAAAAAATATATTCAGGTGGTACAAAAGGATGTAAATTTCATACATTATTCGGTGAAAATAAATGGGATGACGAAATACCTAATAATAATTATTTTGAAGAATTATTTCGCGTATCTAAAAATCAAATTATTTGGGGCGGTAATTATTTTCCATTGGCACCAACTCGATGTTTAGTAATATGGGATAAAATGAAAGGTGACAATAATTTTTCCATGTTTGAATTGGCATGGACATCCTTTGATAAGCCATGCAAAATATACAGACAGTCATCAATGAATGAACGCATTCATCCTACTCAAAAACCAATAAAACTGTATGAATGGTTGCTGAATAAATATGCCAATGAAGGCGATAAAATTCTGGATACCCATCTCGGCAGTGGATCAAGCAGAATAGCTGCCGACAAAATGGGCTTTGATTTTTACGCTTGTGAACTGGATAGCGAATACTTTGAAGCGCAGGAGAAAAGATTTAATGAATACAAAAGTCAGCTAACACTATTTTGAAATGAAGCAATACGATAAGCAAAAAGAAACCGACCTGTTGCGCAAACTATTCGTGCTAACAGCCAAACGAAGTATGCGACCAGCAATGAGTGATAACATGGCAATGCGCCTTATCTTTGAGGAGTTACATTTGCTAACCGAAAAAGACGAATACAAGTTATGACAGTAGGCGAATTGTGGGATAAGCTTGCGCAGTATCACGATGATACTGAAATCTATATTGGTTTCATCAATGGTCATAGCATCGACCATGAAACTTTTGAAATTGTAGAAACGCAGGATTTCTATGGCAAGACCACAATTAGTCTAATGATTGAAGACATAGGAATAATCAATAATTAAATACAATGAGCAACTATCAAATGCAAGAAGGGCAGTTTACCCTTTTCAAGAACAACAACGTGGCTAACAACGGTCCACAGTACACAGGTGAAATCATGGTGAATGGAAAGAAGATGCGACTGGCTGCGTGGGTGAAAGAAGGAAAGAATGGCAAATTCTTTAGTGGTAAGATGAGCGAGCCACTCGTAAAACGTGACGAACCACAAGACGAACCATCAGGAGACCTGCCATTCTAATGAACCTGCCTATCCTACCACAAGACAAAGCTAACCATGCAGTGTATGGTGTTGCTATCTACGCTGCTGCGGCTTCGATATTCAGCGCACCATTCTCAATGATCGTGGTGTTCGCGTTTGCAGCAGGCAAAGAACTGTATGATTCTGTGCTTAAGGAAAAACAATTCAGCACGTTGGATATGATAGCTACGCTATGCGGTGGATTGGTTGGAATGTACATTGGTTTGTTTACATGATTGAATACCTGCCTAAACAAAAAGAAGCATTGCGCGTGCTGGGTAACTCACACCCGGCACGCGTAGTGCTCTTCGGTGGAGCTGCAGGGGGCAGCAAGTCATTTATTGGTTGTGCATGGCAGATAAGCCGTAGGTTTAAATATCCGGGCACACGTGGTTTGATAGGTAGAAGTAAACTTGACACGCTAAAGAAGACCACGCTTAAAACGTTTTTCGAAGTAGCGCACATGTTAGGGCTTGCACCTAATGAACACTACACAATAAACAATCAAACACACGTAATCACTTTTGCTAATGGCAGCGAAATAATCTTAAAGGATTTGTTCGCCTATCCAAGTGATCCTGAATTTCACTCATTAGGTGGTTTGGAATTAACCGATGCCTATGTAGATGAAGCTGCGCAGGTAAGTAAACGTGCTATTGATATACTCCAGTCGCGCATTCGTTTTAAGCTACGCGAATTCGATTTGCCACCAAAGATGCTACTCACATGCAATCCGTCTAAAGGATGGCTGTATAATGAGTTCTATGCACCACACAAAGCAGATAGTTTAGCACAGCACCTTGCGTTTATTCCTTCTTTGCCTACCGACAATCCGCACCTGCCTGAAAGCTACATCGAAACGTTGGAACGTTTGCCCGAAATAGATAGGCGAAGACTGTTGTATGGTGATTGGGAATACGATGAAAGCGTGGACAACCTATATCAGTACGATGATTTGGTGCGCTGCTTCCGGGATGAAGAAAGCAAAGGTGATAAGTACATCAGTGCCGACATCGCGCGACTTGGAAAAGATAGAAGTGTCATTTGCGTGTGGCATGGATTGCACCTAATTGAAATACACGAACTGCGAAAGCAACCAATCACAACAGTAGTCACTACCATTCGTCAGCTATGTGATAGGCATAACATCAAACTTAGCAATGTGATCTGCGATGAAGATGGGGTTGGCGGGGGTGCGGTCGATGCGCTCCGTTGCAGGGGCTTCCTTAATGGTGGTCGTGCTAAGCAAGCAGATAAATTTACGAATCAAAAAGCCGAATGCTATTTCAAGCTTGCGGAATTAATCGAGCAGAACAAAGTAATCTTCAAAGTGAATCAGTTTCGTGATGTGATCGTGCAGGAACTGGATATGATACGCAGGCGGCAACCGGAAGCAGACGGCAAACTCGCTGTGATAAGCAAAGATGAAATAGCCCGTATGCATGGCAAGTCACCTGACTATGCAGATGCTATCATGATGCGTATGTATTTCGAATTATTCCCGAACTACGGAAGCTATTCATGGGCGTGAGGTGGTTACAATCTGTAACCGATTACAATTTTAACAATTTTTAACAAGGTAGGTGTAAGTATTTATACTATCATTGCACCATCAATAACAAAAAACAACAACATGAAAGCAAGTAAAGTAATCAAGTACATCGTATGGGGCGCAATCTGTTTGGCACTTCTTAACTACTGTCAAGAACTGAATGATTGCCTAATGAAGTATTAATCTTAAATCACAATAACATGAACTCATTTCACAAAGACAACTTAGAAGCATTGCAGAAGTTCCAGCAAATGCTTAACGCTGCACCTGATAAGGAAGGCATCGAAAAGACACCCGATGGTAAAGCCGTCACGCTGGTAGTTAGCCACGTAGAAACCACACTCGATGAAATGTTCTTTGGGCATTGGCGCACTGAGAATTTTAAGTGGGAACGCATGGCGAATGAAGTAGTCGGTTCACTTGACCTTGTAGTGATTCATCCGATAACCGGGTATGAGTTACGCAGAACAGGTGCAGCATCCATTGTAATCATGGTGGACAAAGTGCCGAGTCACATTGCTGCTGATCCTATCGAACGCAATAGGTGGGCATTAAACGCAGATAATAAGAAACCGAATGCTTTAGACCTTGCGTTTCCTAAACTTAAAACTGAGTGCCTTAAAAACGCTGCTGTGTCATTTGGTAAGCTGTTAGGTCGTGACTTGAATCGTAAGAACGTGGATGTGTATAAGCCATTCAAGTTAAAAGGCACACTGGCTTCAGCGAATAAGGATGTGCAATACTTACACGAACTGATTGAAAAGGCGCATAGCTTAGACGATTGCGATATTATTCTTCAAGCATGCCCACCGGAACTGCTCAATCAAATCGAACCGTTAATAAATGTTAAAAAGCAACAGCTATCAGGTCTGCTGTAATACATTCGCAACAAATAACAACAACACAATGGAACAAGTAAAATTTAGAGCATCGCAGCTTGGTAAACTTATGACCGATGCACGAACCAAAACAGGTTTATCCGAAACAACTAAGAGCGCATTGCTCGAAGTGTATGTACAACAGAAGTACAAACGCTACAAAGAAATCAGCAACAAGTACATTGAAAAGGGAATTGCCGTAGAGAATGATGCCATCGACCTTTGGCGCAGGGAACGTGACGCAATCGTGTTCAAGAATGAAGTAAACTTTCAAAATGACTTCATTACAGGCACACCTGATTTGCTAATCAAAGAAGGCAATGAAATAATCAATGTACCGGATATTAAAAGCAGTTGGGATATACACACCTTCATTGATGCAAAGGTGAATGAACTAAGCAAAGACTACTATTGGCAAGGTCAAGCTTATTGCTGGCTAACAGGTGCGCCTAAAGCTACCTTTTGCTTTGTGCTGGTCAATGCGCCAAGCCAAATGATAGATACGGAAAAGTACCGCCTATCATTGCGCATGAATCTAATAGATCCACAAAGCAATCCTGAATTCATTAAGAAAGCATCACGCATTGAAAAGAACATGATATTCGATATGCCTACCTACCTTAATGAAAATCCAAACGCTAACCTTGAAAGCGACCTTTCGAATTGGGAATACGATATACCAGTGCAGGAACGCATCCACGAAAAGGTTGTGGAGTTTGATGCCGATGCAATCGCAAAGCTTCAGGAACGTGTACCAATGTGGCGCGAATACTTAAATACTTTGAACGTATGAACGCACTATGCACAATAATCATTTGGGGTGGCATGTACTATGCCACACCCGAATGGATTTCAAAGCAAATACCTGAATGGATGTGGTCACGCTATGAAATATACATTGCACCGTATGGCACAAAGCTGTCAAGTATTGCAAATGTGAATCCGCAAACTACAGCACTGATTGGTTTCAGTGCCGGTGGAATGGATGTTTTAAAAAACTACAATCAGCAATATGCATTGTGTGTGCTGCTTGATTCATCTACCCGGAGCAAATACGCATTGATTGAATATGGACCAAACACGTTGATGTTTTACAATGCTGCAAACTGGGGAAGTATAAATAAGAACCTTACAGCTGTGGCCAATCGCATAAACGAAACAGGCGGCAATGCCGTAAGTTTAGACCTGCAGCATGCAGATATACCAAAATACTTTTTTGATCACTTTAAAAGCGACATAGAATGAGACACAAATGGATGAATGCACACGATTTGGAGCATGAAAATAATGAAGCCAAATCAACATGTATAAAGTGTGGACTTATGAGATTGCGATTAAGCTATTTAAGAGGAGAAGAAAACGTTATATACTATCATCCAACATTGCCAAAGCTAACTACTTACAAAGCACCTAAATGTAAAGGAGATAGAATATGAGCAAAAAAGTTTATGATTACCTATTTAAAAAATCCAAAAACAAAAAAGGTTATATCTATTTATGCGAATGCAAAACAGGTTTTTTCTGGAGAAAAGCAAATGAAGATATATACCATCCTGAAATTGAATGGAAATATGGCAAGACTATTAACTTGCATAATCGCATGAAGCTTTATGGTGAAAATTATAATCTGTTGCATAAATGGGAAGTAGATCATTTGTCATTGCGTGAAGAATTAATTAGAACAGATTGGAGCATAACTGAAGATAGAGAATCATTTGATAAAGATAGCCGGGATGAACACGTAAGTTTTGATTGTTTTGATATTGTCGAATACTACGCAACCGCACAACTATCAATGAAATATGAATGCAATTATTTCGATGGAGAATTAATGGAAACTATTGTAGTAAAAGGAACTAAACAAAAACCACATTTTTTTACTACATCGGAACATGATGGAAGTTTATTGTTAAAAACGATTAGAATGTAATTTTATGAAAGCAAAAGACAAAGCATGGCAACTGTACTCGAACTATTTTGATATAGTAGAAGGTGAATCGCAGGAAGGTCAGTTAGCACAGGTACATTTTAAAGCTATCAACTGCGCTTTGTACTGCGTGGATGAAGCAATCACAAACGCACCCAGCGACATCATGCAAGACTTTGAAGGAACAGGTGAATACTATTCCGTTAAAGCATACTACCACCACGTCAAAAACGAAATACTGAAACTCAATGCCCAAAAGAAACCTAATGCCGCTTGATGAACTGAAGGAAGAACGGTTGGTGTTGCTGAATATGTACATCAATGCAAAGACACGCTACGTCAAAGACAATCTATTTCATAAAATCAAAGCGGTCAATAAAGACCTTTTTACCATAACCAAAGACACAAAGTATTTATGACACAAGAGAAAAAAGAAACAGCCATTCGCAGATTGCATCTGGCATTAAAGCGCAAGTTCAAAGGTCAAGCCATACGCATGACGTGGGCTGAAATGGAAGGACTATTGAACGCAGTGCAAACCATTGAAATGAATCACATCCATGATTCGTACAATGACGGATATACGGATTGTAAAGCAGGACTACCAAATAAAACAATACAAGATGAAAGCAACACTAACATTTAATTTACCCGAAGAACAAGTAGAATATAACTACACCCTTAACGCTGCCCGGTATAAAGATGCACTCAAAGACATCATGGATTTTATACGCAGAGAATATCGAGCGGGTGAACACAATAATGAAACGGCCGAAACTCTTGTTTATCTAATTGATACATTTGCTGAAATCACAGAAGGGCTGCTCGATGAATAGGTTTCTAATACTTAGTAGTGGGCGCATCATTGCTGCACCTTGCGATAGCCATGCTTCCAAAGAAAACGACCTAAAGCTTCGCCTTCAGCATCCACTTTCTCCTCACTCCACTCCGGCTGGATGTGGTGAAGGTATTCGTGAATGAGAACAATCATGTAACGCATAGGCGGTAACGTTGGATCTATCTCAATAACGTTGTCGCAGTACAATCCATCCGCACGTTCCCTTCCCAACTTTCGATGGATAACTTTTGGATGTTGCTTGCGTTTCATGTTTATATTTGCCGCGTTTGTGTACTATTGTTAATGTTTTTGTTATTTGATTGAACAATGCCCTGCAACGGTGGGGCATTTTTCTTTTACCGAATCTTGCCGTTAACAATACGATAGTTACTCACTTCAAATTCACCTGAATCTAATACTTTGATGTGCGCAAATCCATGATGATGCTTGTTGATTGGCATGTAGTCTGGGTGCAGTTCACATAGACATGCAACAGACCAGCAGGTAGTAATCTTGCCATTGATGTTTGGCTCGCTATGTTCGCTTGCCTGATGGTGGTGACCACACAATGCGCTGTCTTTTGCACGCAGGAACAAACCACGTGCGATGTTTACCGGGCTGAATACTGATGCGCCAAGCTCATGACCATGTAAAATCGTAAGCTTACCAGCGTGAATGATTTGCTTATCCGGAATGAAAGTGATGTTTAACTCATCCAACTTCATCAATGATTCAAAGTTAAACTCATCCATGCCCAGCAAATCAGGTGCATTGCGCATGATATAATGGTCATAGCGTACATCATGATTGCCGCACTTGTAATAAATCGCAGCATTCGGGAACAACTTGCGTAACGTTTGCAAAAACTGTCTTGTCATTAAGACTTCATGCCCAAAGTTCCGTTTGCGTGGATCTTTCTCAAATCGGCTAATAGCATAGAAGTCTATGATGTCACCATTAAGCAGGATTGTATTCACGTCATTATCCAAACCATACTTCAATGCCAGCGTTAAAGCTTGAATGTTGTGGTATGGCACGTGAATATCCGACAGCAGCAGAATGTTGTTGTGGTTTATCGGTAGTTTAAAAGGTTTGTAGTTCGCTTCCTGCGATGGTGGAAGGTCAAGTGGATTCGCTTCCTGTGGAATCAACTCATTGACCATGTTGGTGAAGTCACCAATGTGGTTATCCAACTTTTGAAGCTGTGGAGTTGGTTTGACCGGTTGCAGATTTATCTTATCTAAATATCTGCGGTAGCTTTTCTCTAATGAATTTACAGTGGTGTCAAGTGCATACTTCTTTATCAGTTCGCGAATGCGTGGAATAACAGGTCCTGTCCCATCATGTAATTCACGATGTAGCTTTTCGCGGTCTATTGTATGCATAGTATTTACTTATTTGCTTTCAAGTAGCCATTCAGTTCAGCAAGGTGCGAACTAATCATAGCAATCTGCGTTTGTATTGCATCAATCTTTCCTTCCAACTTATCATTCTTACTATTCAATTCAGCTTTCTGTTCTTTCAGCGCATTGTTAATCATCTCAATTTCTCGTTTATGGTAGGTATCTATTCCGCGCACTTGCCCGGCTAACTTATCCACGCTGCGCTTTAGTGCAAAATATAACGATGCAAGTGATATAGCTGCACCGAGAATTGTAATAACATCACGTAATTCAAAAGCCATGTTCATAGGATTGCAAAATATATAGTAGAAAAAGCCAGTCCTGTGATACCAAGTGTCAGTGCTGTGTTAGTAATTATTAACCGTCTGTTCTTCTTTTTTAATTCGCCTATTTCATTATCCTTTTCAACTGCAATCGCCTTTTCGATGCTTTGCTTATTCTTATATATCTCCGCTAATGTTTCATAACTCGTTGCTTGAATGCCTGTTATCTTCGCGTAATAGGTAACCTTCAACCGTTCCATTTGATACAGCGAATCAATCTGCATTGCCGTATCATACCAATACAACATGCTATTGAAGTTGAGATTGAAAAGCTGCCTGTCGTAGGTTGTAAGTTCGGGTATAAAATCCTGCTTTGAGAAGGGAGTCCGATTTTTTGAGGGTTGAGCGAAACTTGACATCGTTATCAGTAGCAGAAGCAGAAAGTATATTGTATGTTTCATTGCGGTAGATTTCATTGGTGATTTGTTGCTTTGTGATAATGGTGTCTTGTTCAATCTTCAAGCTGTCAATTTTTAAGAATAGACTATCTGTTTTTGCGTTATTGGTTTCAATGATTTGGTATAGCGAATCATTGATGTCTTGTAACCTTTTTATAGCTGGATTTGTTACGGGTTTATTGCATGAACGCACGCTGAAAATAACTACCAGCGTGAGAATCACAACACCCAATCCGATTAAGAGCTTTGTGCTTTTCCCCATCGTGTGATGTGTAAGTTTTTGGTTAGTGGTCGAATCTTGTAATACACTCCGTCACGTGACCGACTGTCACGCATTCCTTGATCATTAGTGTTGCCTTCAATGGTACGCACTGAATACTTGCCTACCCTGTCCACGATACCAGTGTGACCAATGCCTTTGAAACGTTGTTTGCGAAAGCTTGAATAACTCAAAGTCATTATAAGCACATCGCGGTCACTGAATGCTTGCACAAACTTTCCATCTGTAAATATCACATCGCGCTTGTTGTATGCAGTCGGTGACCAACCTGTGATGTTATTAGGCACACCACACTCATTCAGCATAGCCATGACAAAGAAACTGCACCACGCATAACCGGGCAACCATCCTTCCTGCTTCATCAATACCTGCAACGCGGCATCGTTGAAACCTTTATTGTTACCGCCACGCTCTTTTACACCGACGAATGATGCAGCTGTTACCCTTACGCAGTAGCCATCATCAGCATGCGTAAAATAAACAGGAATGCAGCAAAGTAGAACGCATATAAGAGCAGGTATAAGACAACCTTTTGCCATGTACTTAGATAGGTGTTTAGTTCATGCTTAATTTCCTTACTGTATACTTCGCGCTGTAGTGCCCTAAAATTGAAACGAATTCCCAAAAAGGTAACGAAGTTAGCAAACACCATGATGAGTGAAGCCAGCACGATGTATTGCACGTATTCGGTAGATATGAGCGCATCGCCAAAGTATTCTGCACTCAATGTACCTGCAATCAGGAACACTGCAAACGCAATCGGTATCGACCACAAGCCATCGAACAACTGAAGATTGTAGCGAATGAACTTGTAAGTAATACTTGACTGTTCACTTTTTGGTTTTGTCTGCTTCTTTGTTGACATTGCTTCTTAATTTAAGTGACAGTTCACGCTCGTATTTACGCAAGCGTTCGGTGTAATCTTGTTTCAGTGTCTTCTTTTCACTCATGGTATACGGTTAATGATATTACGTGAGTAGGTAGGGCGATAGCTGGTCGATGTATTGCCCGAACTGAATTGATAGTTTAGCGTATTGGTCACATCAGTTCGTGGTGAACGGTCAGGCCATTGTGCTGTTGAGTATTCAGGAAACAAACTGCTATTCGCACACAAGTAATCGACCAATAAAGTAGTGTAGTGTTCGGCATTTTGACGTGCGCGGTCTATCATATCCTTCATGACCAAGTCCGAAACAGGCACAGTATCTTCACTTTGACGTTGTACCAACGTTCCATTGTCCATGCGGTAGCACAGATTCGGAGTTACATCCACCATCACCCACCAAAGCAGCATCTTTTGAATGTAATCTTCAAGCAATGTTTCGTAGTTACCGCTTATTGTATTTGCAGCAACGTCTGCTTTTATCTTATTCAGCAAATCAGTTCCCAAAAATGGAAGCAGCCATTTGTCTTGCGCCAAATAGATGGATGGGTAAAGAAGGTTTGGATCAACACTGCCGTTAATGGTAGTGTACTTCTTGACGTAGTTCTCGGATATTAATAATACTTCAGCCATAGTTTTAATTATTGATTGCCGTAAATAGGATTGGTTGGAAGGAAGCCGTTGTAAGGCATATCTTCAGGAAGCTTTGCAACGAGTGAGTTGTTTCGCACTTTATAGCCCATACGTTCAGCCATGCTCACTGCGATACGCTGCGCATCAGGATCATTCGGGTTAATCTTCGAGCCACTTGCATCTACATATATTCGCTTTTCCCAAAAGTGTTTGCAGTTTCCACCGCCTTTGTAGAACCAAATATCGTAAGTAGCTGCACCTTCAGGTCCCCATCCGGGATTGACTGCAACATTTTCCATTGCCACTATATCTTCTTTGCGATACAGCTTGCCTGCTTCCACCATCTTCTTGCAGAATGGGCGCATATTAGCATGAGTAAAGCTACCTGCGTAAACGTAACGAGTAATAAAGTATTTGCCATCGATAATAGCATCCTGCTCACTCTTTGCCGCTGGTCTTGCTGCACCTGTACGCACTGCGAATTCATGCTCAATTTCTTCATCAGCGTTATATGCATCAATCAATATCCAATCTTCGGATGCATCTTCACCAAGTGCAATTAATGCATCGCCTACTGTGCTCTCATCAAAGTCAGCATCTACTTTTTTTTTTAATTCAACACTCGATTGAATTACTTCTGTAGGCAACAAAGAACCGGGTAAAACATCAGCAAAGATTGCATCGATAGTAGCAGGTGGCAAAGTTGGAAATGCAGCTTGAACGATTGCCTTTGCACTGCTCACAGGAACAGCACCTGCGGAACTTTGCATCACAATATCAATAAGCGAACTAATTTGCGCACCATTCAAAGCTGTAGCAGCTACATCGGTAGTAACTCCACCTGTAGTATCTACTACTACTTCTGCCTGCTCAACTGCAAGCGGTGTATTAGGCACAATTTCAAAGGTTACACCCGGAAGCTGATTGCCTAACAATTCTTCAATGCTGTGATTAATCATTGCCTGATATGGCTCGACTACTTGCTTGTTGAATATCTCAAGACCTGTTGCCATTTCATCTTTGTTGCTACCGAATCCTGTGTTCTCGCGAATACCAAAAAGAAGTGGTGTAGTTACACGATGCGCTGTAATAATCTTTTGCTGTGCAGTATCATTCATCAACTGATATTGCTTGTCTGCATCATTAACCGGGAATGGAGTGATTTCAGTCTTAGGTTGATCACGTTCGTTAAAGAACATAACCACCTTGCCAGCGTTACGCGCACCACTCATTTTGTTCTCCCAGTCCAACATCATTTGCTGCTTTTGTTCAGGTGTTGCCTGACCATTGTAGAAGTTAATGATAGTCGAAGGGAAAAGACCGTTTGAGATTTGGTTAATATGGAATATAGATATCTGCTTATCTAACTCGATGTAGTTAATCGCACTCCAATAATCGGGGCGTGGGTATGAATCGCTACCTGTATATGTGAAGCACCAATAGATTTGACGTGGTTCTTCATTGCGTGTTAGGTAGTTGTACTTCGGTATGAACTCAGGTGTGTTTTTCTTCTTGCGAATGTTTGACCAATCGTAGCTATGGAAAATACCTATCTCGCTTTCGTCTTCTTGATTCACCGCAATGCGGCATTCTTCAAATGGTATAGCATTAAGCTTTGATATCACAGTACGGTCATTGCTCCAAATGACTTCGATGAAGAAGCCACCAAACAACTTCAAATCCTTTGCGCATGCATAGGTCAAAGTATCAATATTCAGCGCATCTAATTCAGCTTGATATTGCTCCGACTGAATACCCTTGCCTGCAATCATGTCACCAATAGCCACAACAAGTGAACCATGCACTGGTGATTCGTGCGATAGGTCACGTAGATACTGCGGAAAGTCGTTTTGATCTCCGTAATTTACCCACCCTTTACGGTCCACTTTTTCTGCATCGCTCTTTGCTACGTATTCACTAAGCTTCAGCGAAACTATATTTGATTCGTTATGGTTCATAGATTATATCGTTTGGAATGGTATTGATTGGCACGTCAAACCAACTTGTATTGTCATTTAAAACAGCATATCCACGCTCAACAATGCCAACAACTGCGGCATTGGTAGGATTTGTATTGCTTGAAGAATTCTGTCCGTACACTTCGTAGCGGTATCTACCTGCCAAAGTTAAACCAACTGTGGTAATTGTCAGCTGTGTAACACGCACCGTTTCATTAACAATCGTGGCAACCTGTGCAAGGTCACTTCCGGTAGTGCTATTTTCTTCGTGTGTGAGAACAATAAGATAGTGCGTGAATGCTGTGCTGTAATACTGTCGCGCTTCGTCAAGTGAAAGATACACTTGCTGGTTGGCTGTATTTGTGTTTAAATATATCATTAGCTTCTTTAATTAAAAAGGGCAAGTCAAAGATAACCTGCCCTTTTCTTCAATACAACAAGACACACAGAACGGAAAACAAATTCTTAGTAAGCAGGGCTTACAGTAATTCCAGCAAAGTTATCGAAAGGAACTGTTGTAAATGGCTCAAGGTGTACAGCAGGTGCAAGTTCTTCTGCAACTGTAGTTACCTGATATCCCATTAAATCTGCCTTTTGCGCACCTGATTGAACAGTGCCAGCTGTAAGCTGTGAACCTTCACCTGCGCCAACAAGCAAAATTTGATCATCATTTGTGCGAACAAACACAATCATTTTCGCTTTAGCAACATTTAAAAATTCATTGCGCATATCTTGGTTCAACTTACCAAAAGTCCATCCAACTTCCTGTGAGAAAAACAGTGTACCTGTTTCCAAATTCTTTTGCACCGTTTCAACGTATGAACCTGAGTTACGGAAAGGAACGTAACGATAGATAGTTGCAGTCGGCAATCCGTCTACTTCGCCATTAGTACCACCGTAAGTGATTCCTGTTTCGAAATCTTCGTAGTTAGCAATCAATACTTCTTTAACACCACCGATACCTTCAAGGCATCCAAGTGTAAAGCCGGTTGTTAATTCACAAGCCATATTATTATTTTTTTAGTTGGTTAAAAGGGGGCTGTTACACCCCCTTTATGAATTTATTGATTATGCACCCCAGTAGGTGATGTCCTCACCAACTGCAATCTGTGCACCGAGGTAGAAACGTGCGCCGTAACGAACGTTCTGTGAACCATCCAAGTTTTGCATATCCAAAATGAACACTTCGTTCATTTGGTTTTCCTGCCAAGTACCCAACATCAAGTTGCTTGGTTGAGCAAAGATGATATTGTTAGCAGTCATACCCGGACAAACGTAGATTTCGTACATACCTACGAAACGCTTGCTTACTTCAGGACCACCTGTCAAGTACCAACCGTTGCCAGCAGCAATCTGTGCTTGCATGTAAGCTTCCCATGCAGCCTGTCCCATGTAGATAGCTGGCTTTTCAGCAGCACCTTTCACAGCAGCAGGAGCAGTGTTGATTACATCCCAAATGGTAGCGATAATGTTAGTGTCGCTCAATGCGCCTGAACCTGCAGATACAGCACCTGAACCACCTGCCTTGATCAAAGTCTCGAATCCATCGTACTGACCAGCGGTTGCATTTACACCTGACCACATGATAGTTTCGTTAGCAGCAGCAATACCACCTACCAAACGCTCAATAATAGCGTCTTGGATTTGAGTGTTTACGCGACCTGACATTACATCGGCTGTAGACCAATCTGTGAAGAAGTCCTTCTTACAGATTTGACGCTGAACTTGGAATTCTTCCAAAGTCAAAATGCGCTCGGTCAAAGTGATAGTACCTGTTGGGGTAAAGTCACATGTACCAGCCGCAAATGATACGGTATCATCAATTTTACGTACTACTGATTTGTAAGGTACGTTTGGCTTCATTGTAACATATCCAGCAGATACGTTAGACAACAAAGCTTTAGCTACGATTTCACCAGCTAATTCACCTGCATAGGTGGTGGTGAGTGAAGTTGTTGTTGGCATTTTAAATTTAAATTATGAGGTGAATTAATTTACTTTTTTGAACGGATGCTTTCCATGAAGTCGCTGAATGAGTTACCATTCGATGCAACAACAGGTGCAGCGTTTTTCTTAAATTCTTGTGATTTAACTGAAGGAACAGCAGGTGCTTTCTTAACCGAAGCAAGTTCAGCTTTTACTGTTTCAACTTCATTCTTTGCAGATTCAACGGCTGCGCTGAGTTCAGTCTTTTCAGTTTCAAGTGCAGCAATTCGCTCCGACAATGAACCGATAACAGCAACGAGGTCTTCGCTGCTCATTTCAGTTGATTGTTCTTCGCGTTCGATTTCGGCAATTAGACCATCTTCGCCTACGACTACTTTGGTCACACCGTCTTCAAGGATGTATTCGCCTGCAGGAACCGGCACTGGGTTACCTTCAGCATCTTGCGTGTAGATATCCACACCTACTACCCACTCATCAGCGGTAGAATAGATTTTTGTACCATCATTCAAAGTACCTTCTACTGCAAACTTTAATTCCGTTGCAGCAGCTTCTTCTTCGAACTTGATACCAACGCTTGAAGGATCAATGCCGTACTTAGAGAATACGGATTTGATTTGTTCTTTTATGTTTGACATCGATTTATATTTGGGTATAGTAGCAAAAACGTGATTTTGTTACATGCCAAATCCTTCTTACATTAGCCGTATAAATAAATACACCTATTATGAAAAAGCCAGCAGAAACGTTTACTAAGAAGATTTCAGTGAGATTAACCGATAAGCAATACAAAGCTGTGGTGAAAAATGCCAAAGCATCGAAGATGTCAATGGCAGAATACAGCCGCGCGTGTATGCTGTAGTAGATTAGTTTAGATTGTAAAAAAGAAGGGGCTCGTTTGCCCCTTTCTTTTTAGTTAAAACCTAAAACCAATTTTATCACGATAACGAAGCGAAGATAAACAAAATTTTACTTCACCAAACCGCTAATGATATTTTCTAATTCAAGAACTAATTCTGCTTCGTAGTTCTTCACACCACTCATAGCCACTCCGACTTCATTAAAGAAACCTTCGATGCTGTAACCACGCACCTTTCCTTCCTTCACATCATTCCACACATGATCTTCATCAACCTTTGTACCTATGAACCATGTGCCATCAGGTAATTCAGGCAAACCAAGTTGTATTGACTTATCATGCTTGCCTTCTTTTATCCATGATTCGACAACTGTCACACCAGTTACTGGTATTTCGTGTTGCAGATTGGTAGTGTGTTGCAGGTTCTTTTTGAAGAACTGATGTGCGATTGCGCTCACTGTTGCCTTTTCAAAGTATACATAGTATGGCTCACCCTTTTCGTCATAACGAAGTATCTGCTTATCCGGTATCAAAGCAGGACCATACAGCATCCTACGTTCATCATCCACTTTGGCAAGCTGCATCTTGCTTAATGCAATCCAATTTTCTTCGATTGCAGGCATGTCTACTAAGCCCATTGCAGTTATTCCCAAACGACCTTCTTCGTCGATTACACACTTAACAATTTTTCTCTTATCCATTTTGCAAATTTAATTTAGTTTATCCAATACGTGAAAGGTCTTCTACGTTCTCGCGAATTTCTTGTTGACTTGCTACGTCACCGGCCAACACATACGCGCGTGGTGTGTATTGGTCAGGTCTATTGGTTACAAACTGCGCAGCAAGTGGGTTGAATTGCGCAGGTTGTGTTCCACCACCAGTACCTCCACCAAATGAAGGTGGAGTGCTATTATTGCCCGGTGTAGAACCACCACCTTGAAACTGTTGTGCTGCAATGGTTGCAACATTGGCAAGACCAGCAGCAACCGCAACACCAGCAGCTACAAATGGCGCACCCGGAAATGCAACAGTAATTGGATTCTTTGCTGTGCTATTAAAGATTGAGTTTGCAGATTCGTATGTGCTAATTGTTGCCTGTGCAATACTAATTGCTTTCTGCACCTTGAATGCTGCCTTTGCCGTCTTTTCATTATTCTTACCAAATGCTGAAGTGATAGCAGCTATACCATCAAGTGTTTGCTTTGCAAAATCTAACTTTTGCATCTGCGCGTTTTTTTCAATTTGCGCTACTTCATCCGCGTTCATTTGCGCTATAATCGCAATCTGTTCAGCATTGCCTTGTGCAGCATCGCGCATGCGCGCATATTTTAAATCAACTAATGCTATTTCCTTATCAATTCCTTCTTGCATTAAGGAAATACCGAATTCTTGCTCATTTCTTTGCGCTTGTAATTGCGCATCAAAATCACTTATTTCACTCTTCGAACTTGTAGTAGGTTTTTTAGCGTAATCTTCACGTATTTTTTTATTTAATTCAAGAGTATCTTCATATAGCTTTTTTCGTGATTCATATATAGCCTGATTAGTTTTTTGTTCTTCGCTTAATCTATCTTCACCTAATTTTTTTGCACCTGCCTTTTCTTTTGCATCCTGCGCGTTTAGAATACCATCGCGCTGGTTAATCAATAACGTCAAATTCTTTTCTGCATCTGCAACAATCTTTTCTTGATTCTTGCGTTCTTCTTCAGGATCAAAAATGCTTTTTACAATAAAGTCATTTACTTGGTCAAAGATTGGTGTGATGCTTATTTTCTCAATGCCTAAACCTAACTTGTTGAGTATATCGATTGCACCGTTTACGAAACCTTCAAAGAATTCTGCAATCTTGCGTTGCGGAAATGTAACAAAGTCAAGGAACGTTTGCAGATACTTTGCGTTACGTTCAGCCGCTGCTATCTGTGCTGCTGCTTGTTCCTTTGTTGTTTGTAGTACAACCTGCTGTTCAAGTATCGCGCTGTTTAATTGCTGAAGTTTTAAATCAGTAATCTGCTTTTCAGTTAAGCCCTGCCGCTTTAAAGTTTCTTCAGTTTGACCTATCAAATCAAACTGTTCTTTGGCTGTGGCTGCTCGTTCCTTTTGAACGTTTAGTGCTTCCTGTTCTGCATCTGTAACACCGTCAATAAGTGAAAGCAATTCTTCAGCATAAACAATAGCACCGGCAATGGCAGCACCAATCAAAAATATAGGATTGGTCAATAATGCCTTACCGACTGATGCGAATGCACTACCTATTCCCTGAATACCTTTGGCAATATCACCCGGCTTGATGTCGCTGATATTTTGTGCAAGCAACTTCGCACCTTCAGCCGCACCTTCGAAGTCAAGATTCGCAATGCGTGATGTAACGAGACCAAGCGAACCACTAACCTTTTCAAATGCACCACCTGCCTGTGTACCTACTGCCTGCGCTGCATCCTGAACTTTATCCTTTAATTCACCTGCTGCCTTTGAAAGTTCGCGGTATTTATCCGTTTGTGGATCAGTAGCAGCTAACTGCGCTTGTAATTCACGCAGCTGTGCCTTGAGTGATTTGCCTGAATTATCCGCGCTGTCAAAAGCATTGCCTAAACTCTTTAGGTTCTGCTCGCTTTTGGTGGTGTCAATCTCAAAGGTCCGTACAATAGGTTCAGCCATTAGTAAATAAGTTTAGATAGTAAATAGATTAGTCCGAAAAACAAGATAGAGCGCCATGCATACAGCGTGACAAACCACAGAACACGCTGCCACTTGCGAAGTGAGTAGTTGTGTTCCTTCTTTGTTGCGATGCCAAGCTGGATGTAGCGCATTGAGTTTTTGATTGAATCCATTATGTGAGTTTATTTTGTTGGTAGTGTAATGATGCCGTAGCTATTAACGTAATCGGAAACGAAGGCGCAGCATTTATAGTCAATATAAAACGATGCTGGTCTGTATTGGTAGTAGTATCGATAGTTATTGTGTATGTATAACCTGTGCCAAACGTATCATTGGTTATTACGGTTACAGGTGTAGCATATGCAATACCACCTACTTTGGTCAAGCCAAAAGAAAGTATTGCCACATCAATATCCGTTTGCGTATCGTCTTGAATAGTCAAGTTAAGCATGCAACTCATGGTGGTGCTATCGGGAATCTCTAAGTGTTCACCTGACACTCCTTCAATAAACAACTGTTTCGTAGCACCTGCTGTCGCAAAACTATCTTTGACATGGAATTGCGTAACGCCTGATTGCGCCCATCCTGATACTGTGTTGGTTGGATTGCCTAAAAGATAACCACCACCAACATGCAAGCCGGGTAAATTGCTTATGGCATTTTTGCCTAAAAGATTGCTACCATCAACGGATTTGGTTAGTGTCAAATCTTTTCCGACAATCAAGCTGTTTGGATTGCTCCCGATTACATTGATATTTTCACCTTCTACTACTGATTTAGTTTGTGAAGCAAATAAACTATACAAACTATCATTGCCTGTAGGCACAATGTTGTTCACTGTTACAATCGAATTGCGGAACTGACCACCGTTGTTTGATGCCCAGCACACACCGTTCACTTCATCCCAAAAATATCCGTATCGTGAACAGCAATCTTCAGTCGGTTCTACAGCATCACCTTCACCATTCTCAAAGTTTACTTCACCATTTTCGCTTACACCTACAGGAGTAGAAGAACAGTCATTGACTTGATCAAGAAACTTAATAAGCTTAACCTTCGTGCTTTCGTTATAACCTACTTTGTAGTCGCTGATTTCAAGTATTCGCCAATAGCTGTCCTGAATCCAAATCTTATCCGCAAATGAGAATGTAAGTATATCCTTCAAATCAAGCGCAAAAAATGCTTCCATTATTCTACCTTCAGGCGAGTACAACTCATTCATGAAATTTCGCCAATACAAATTGAACAAGTTATTGTATGGATTTGCAATAACAGTGGCAATGTGTGGCGGCACTTCAGGCGCCCAGTTCAAATCATAATCGTCAATGTTTGGGAATGTATTGCTGTAATGATTTAAAACAGGTATAGCCGTTGGAGGTGTTGATGTATTATTTACTTCATCAACAAGGCAAATATCAATTGTATTTGCGTAGTATAAGGCGCGGCTGCCTGGTGCAACAAACTCCAACTGTTCATTGTAAAAGCATTGTATTGGTGTTTGTGTTCCGGGTATAAAAGCGGCAGGTGCGCTGCGAGTTACAAGTTGAACCTTTTGGTCACCTATAGCAAAGTCACTTGGTGCTGTCGATGGGTTAATTGTATAACCTTCTGCTTTGTAATCTCCATACACGCGATTAGCATCTCTATATAGCTTGCTGTATACATCTTCGCCTGCTGTGTAGGTAAATTGAAAAGTTGCCTTTTGAATATCAACAGTGCTGCTTATGGTAATATCTTTGGATATATCAAGCTTGCTTGTCCAGTCTAAAGTGTCACCTGTTCCTATATAACTATTTTGTGGTGCAATTAGAATGCGATTAGGCACAGTGCGACTTGGTATGATTGCGCAGTTGTGCATTTTGATAACATCCGAAATAAAATCAATTTGTCGCATATCAGGAGCATTGCCTTGATAATCGACTGTTTGATTGCTATAACTTACGGTGTTATTAATTTCCCAAAATGTTCTATTTAAAGCACCATTACCAAAATATACTGTAACTGGATTTTCTGTATTATCTATTCTTAAACCTAAACTTACATTCAATCCTTGAGGCAATGACACAGTAAATGTGAATGGGACATTATAATAGAAATTGCTTTGTTGTAATATCTGACTATATGCAATCGAAAGAAAACCTGGACTGGCTGTACCGTAAAGTCCTATTCGTAAAATTGGAGTTAAACCACTTACAGTTGTTCCGTCTATCATTATAACTCCGTTGAATGTATATTCCCCATCAAACGGAACGGTATATTCGTAGTTAGTTGTATCGTAGTTAGCGCTATTATCAAAGACTTCAGTGTTGGCGTTTAACTTCACGCCAGTTGTTGTCACACTTAAACTTGTGCTGTTATATGCGCGAAAAAAGTATGCATTTGGTTGGCTGGTTATTGCTAATTGCCTGCTGTTGCAAAAAGGCATCCAGTAGTCACTCAATATATTTTGCAACGAACCAGCAACAAGTTCAAATCCCGCTTCAGTGATTATGTTGTTGAACAAAAACCACCAACTAACTGCAGGTGTTAAGTCAGCAGGTGATATAGGATTATTTGGAGCAAGTATAGGTCGTGAACCAACTGTTCCGTCATTGCTCCACTTTTGCCCACGATCACATAAAGTCCAAATTCGGTCTGCCGTTTCTGTGGTCACATCGGCATAGTTGTATAGTTCATTGAGGTCTACAAGCGCAGCAATATCACTTAGCTTCTTTTCACCAATGGTGCGAACAAGGTCAGGTGTTTCAGCATAAAAAGCAACTTCGACTTCGCTAAGTTTACCCATTTGCTTATACACCTTGCGCACACGCAAGTAACCTGTGGCAATAGGTAGCGTATCTACGCGGATTTCAGCGGGCAATTTGTAGAAGAAATAGTTCTCCGCACCTTGCTCTACATTGTTGTCGAATAACGCGCCTAATGCTTCCTTATTCGTTTCGCTGAATGGCAATCTAAATTCGCGACTGAATGCACCCTGTGCTGTGAAGTTGGATAGGTCCTGAAACTTCCAGTTCTGCGATATGCTTTCGTTTTCGTATAGGTCGATGTAGTATTGCGTTCCTGTTTGCACAATAATATAACCGCCTGCAGCGGCTGAATAATCATCCGCCCATGTACCTGAAAGGTTCAATCTTGTTTGACCGGGCACAGGTGAATCCACAACCATTGAGTTTAGCGTTTTGGTTACGCTGTCACCTGCTGCATTGTAAATCGTAATAGGTTGCGATAATGGTAAGGCTGCAATTTCAGGTGAGCTTGTAACGACAAATCGCGATAGCGCACCAATACCCATGAGCGTTGGATCATTGCTCATGCTCGCAACGTTCGCAGGTCCTATATTATTTACTATCAGTTGTACTTCTCCGTTCATGTTATGTCCAGTATTCGTTTGCCATTCTTACTTTCAAAGATAGGTTGTAAAGCTTGCCGTCACGTGTCTTACGTTCAGTGTATGTGGTATCGTCTAAGTTAACAGGCAGGGCAATGTTCTCACCATTGCGCTGTGTTATCCATACAACCTGATTGCTCACAAGCAATGACCGAAGGAATAGGAATTCACCCTCCTGAATGTAGTCGCTGGTTACGGTCAATACTTGCTGTACTAAGTTCCTGCGTTCAAACAATCCGCGATCATCTTTGCTGAATACGCTTGTTGTATTATTGAATAGAACTTTGCGATATTTCTTGCGCTCAATCTCATCATTCATTTCCGATTTCTTGATGAAGTTGAAGTAGTCCCATCCACCGCGACTATTCACCCATCCCAAACGAATCACATCATTGTGGCAATCCTTCTGCCCATAGTAAGCTGCATTGTAGAATCGGTACTTAACACTTGACTGCGTGCTTCCTGTTCGGGCAAATACTTCGTAATATCTCCAACCAGGATTGTCTACTTCATTCGGTCTTATTGCAAAACTTGCCCAATCATTCAAGTTAGCAGGATAAACAGGCAAAGCTTCGATATCGTATGCATTCAATGTTAGAGTTTCGGTAAGTGTTGAATTATTTGCCTTATACAATACAATGCGCACGTTGTCCACAAGGTTATTGAACATGTAGGTTGCGTTACCCGGTATGCTCAATGTTCCATAGTCAGTTTCGTATGAAGGAATCCACACTATGTTTTGCGCTGTTGGATTGCCTGCTCCCCACGTTGGGGCTAAATACCATGAATGCGTGCCAAACTTTCGGTCACTCATTGCGTAGTTAAAACTAACTTCGAGCACGTACTTGATATCGTCAACACCAACTTCAGGATTTGGTTTGTAGCCATCGAACACTTGATAGTAACCATTGATCACAATGCGACCTTCCATAGTTACCTCACTACCTTCATTCTCTGTAAGCACACCACCAACTAACCACCATTCAGTGATGGCTGCGCTAAGCGAATACTTACTCAAATCATCAATGGTATCATCCGTTCCAAAATGATACTGCTGGTTGCGTAAATCATCCACAAGTGGCGCAATGTCAAAGTACATGTTATCATCCGGAGCAGGTGACAAATAAAACGTGTACGTTTTAGCATCAACAGTAATGTTCAAGCCATAGCGGAAACCTTGTTGCGCTACTTCTGTGCTCGATGCAATGAGCATAATTTTTTGACCACGCACCACCCAGTTGAAGGGTTCATCTATGATTGTTAATGCCATTTATCTTTTGTTTAAGAGTATTCTATTTTCTACGGATTTGATATAAGCATCCATTAGCTTGTCTTTGTATTCATCCCATGTATCGTCTATTGCTTCGCCATAGTAGTTGATTCCTACAATACCATTTTTACCAATGCTGCGTGCGATATTGTATGCTGCGCTTTTGATTGCGCTCTCTGTTGACTTGATAAACTCACCTTGTTTGTTTCGCAACTTTAGTGGCTTCATGCGAATCCACTTTTCAATGGCTGCTACCGGTGGCATCTTTGAGTTTGGTTTGCGCCCGAATTCAATCACATCAGCGTATTGACCAGCTTGACCTTTTACAGTGAAATCAATAGTTGGTTTGCCATATCGAATGCGAATCTTATAGATTAGTGAATTGAGCAAATTATCAGGTCTATTCGAACCAACGCGATTCACCATCTTGCCGCGTATTCTTCTTTTGATACGCAGGTTTGATTGCGCACGCTCGATAACCGTTGCGGCATACTCATTCAACATATCTTCGAATTCCGTTGCCATTAGGTGCGTTCAATTATAAATGACATAGACACAACCGAAGCACTTGTAACAGTAGCATTGTTGATCAACTGAATCGACAGCAAATCACCCGCTGCTATGCTTAAGCTATTCACGTTATCGCTTTTTGTTGGCGATGCTCCATCAGCATTTGATACGGTAACAGTCACAGAACTTGATGTTGCGTTATTACGAATCGTAATCACAAGCGTACCCGTTGCACTTTGCGTTCCACTCATTTTCACGTAAAAGTTCTTGATAGTACCAGCTACAGGTACTGCAAAGTGTCGGTTGGATTCGGTAGCGTTAAAGGTTGTAATACCCGAAATCGCAGCATATACAGTAGACGATGCACCAACTGTTACAGCATATACGTTACCATATGCTAAACTATCTTTCTTATTGTTGATTTGCGTTTGAATCGCTGAAGTAACACCATCCAAATAACCAAATTCGGTATTAGATACTGAACCGGTTCCGATGTTAGCTGCATCAATTCCTGTTGGCATATCGCCTGCTGCAAGTGATGTGCCTGCAGTTACAAGTCCTTTGCTATCGTATGTGATTTTTGTAGCTGTTGCACCTGTTATTGGTGCATTGCCTGTTAGCTTGCCATTGAATGTTGACCAATCTGCACTGCTCAATGCACCGCGATTCGATGCAGATGCAGTTGGTAGGTTGAATGTATGTGTGCTACCTGCGCTGCTTATTGCAAAGTCAGTACCTGCTGTGCCTACTGCAAGGTTTTGAACTTGCGCTGTGAGTCCATTGATTGCATTGATGCCAGTGCTTAGCGTGGTTATTACTTGACACAAATGCGAATTTTCAGTGTGCAGTACTAAAGTGCGGCCCGATGTAGTAACAAACACACGTAAGGCCAACCTATCTGTAAGAGCCATTGTTGTGGCTGGCACTGCGAGAGCTGTAAAGTACGCATCTATGACAGTCCCTTGTGTTATGCCTTCAGGCGTTGCAACATCAGTGGCTAATAGTGTGAATGTGCTGCCATCATACTTATATAATTCAACATAGAACGAAGGTGAGCCACCACCTGATGAAGCGCTAAAATAAAGTTCAAGGTTAAAGTTTCCACCCGGCACTAATAGCACATTTGGATCATTAGCATCCGTAATGAATTGAGCAATCAATCCATTGCCTGCCGCATTGGTTCGTGTAAAATCAGTACCTGCACCAAATACAGCTGTCTTGCTCATTTGGTAGTAGGTGCTGCCACCTATTGTACCTTGATTTATTGAGCCGTTTAAGTAGTAGCTAACTGATGAACCACCTCCACCCGTTATTGGGAAGTTGGCAAGTTGCCCATCACCTCGTACGTATTGTGTTGCAAGCCCTGCTCCTGAAATTGCAAGTGTTCCAACTGTAGTAATTGGTGAACCTGTTACGTTGAAAGCAGGTGGAACAGTAAGAGCAACCGAAGTAACCGAACCACCCGAAGCAGGTGTAGTAGCTATCCAGTCTCCTAATAGTGTATTGTAAGTTAGTACCTGCCCATTGGTAACACCTGCAACATTGACATCAGCTAAATCGTCAAGGTTGGTTGGTATAAAGGGCTTGTTAAGTATCTGCGCAACACCACTCACAGCATTCCAATCACTATTTACTTGCGCTGCAGGAATGGTTGGTTTGTTCAGGATTTGATAATCTCCACTCGTTGCGTTCCAATCGACAGGTGTTTGACGCAAGCGATAACCAACATTAACAAGTGTCCAGTAGCTTGTATTAGTTGGTAGCAATCCATCATTATTTGCAATGCATCGGTACACGTTACCGTTATACCATACCCTGTCACCAATTAAGTAAGGATTTCCTGTTGCTGTTGTGTGGTTTGCGTTCCATTCGGTACTAACAAATTCACCACTACCACCACCACCACCTGCTGCATCAATGGTTACACTACCATCCCCATTGTCTGTAATGGTTACGTTTGTGCCTTCAACTAAGTCAAGGATATTTTGAACTGCGTTATCTACTCCATTGGTGCGAAGTGTCAAGCCGTAACCTGTTCCGCTTCCACCACTTGATGAACCGCCCACGCTCCATATTGCAGGTATATCACACGCAGACCAATCCCATGGCACTTCGAGTGTCAAGGTGAATGCAATACCGGTAACTGTATTTTTATATTCTTCGATGAAAGGTTCAAACGTTGGAATGTTTACAAGCTGCACATCGAAACCGAATAACTCCAAACCGTTGCGCACTTCAGCTATCAAATCTTGCCCTAATCGGATGCAGTCGCTTATCACTTCACGCTGGTATTCTGCCTTGTATTCTTTGTCGCGTGGTATATCAGCAAACATCACAAGGAATCCAAACTGCATACCGCCCTGAATCGGTGTGATAGTATCAGGTGTTACGTGCATGAATGGGTATTGATCATCCTGCAGTTGGTCTGCAAGGTCAATCTGCCCATGTGTGAAACGCTTAATCAAAAAGTGACCAGCAGCGAAAGCTTCCAGTCGATTGATAAGTACATTGTAGCTGTAGTTGTAGCTATTCATTATCTATTGCGTTTTTTCATTTCCATTTTTTGTACGTACACATAGTCCGCTAAGTAGGTCAAATGTGTAAATACTTCATAACACCTTCGCTCCGTAACTGCATCAAACTTCGTTATATCCCTATCGGCTAAGCTTTCAATAATATGAAACCAACCGTACACACCTAATCCATCGGGGGTTGCTGTTCCTTCATCTCCTTCACTATCTCCGTTATCTCCTTTGCCAAAAAGACGAGGGAATCGTTGTATAGTTCGATTTCTAAACTCGAAAAAAAAAGCAGCGTATTCAACACATGGTCTAAAGTCAATTCGCCTATGGCATCTTCATACTTACGTTTGTCATTAGTAGCGTATGGCTCAATGTCGTAATACTTCCCAAACTTTGCCTTCACTGGTCGATATAGTATGCACATCATTTTGTGTGCAGCTTCGCCCATGATAACACCATCTTTGTAGATGTCACCGCATACACTGTCCAAGTCCACGTATTCGCCAAACGTCATTGAACTAAGGTCAGGCACGAAGCCCAGTTCATACACACCCACACGCACCTTTCGTTCGAATTCACCGCTGCTCAAACGAATGGCTGCTTCAAACGTTTCAATGATTTCATCAATTACATGTACCTGAAGCAAGCGAATACTTTCAGTGCTCTTGCCTGTAATCACACGCACCCGCTCAATCTCATCAACTGCGTTTTGGTAGTCGATGTATTGATTTAGCGTGATGCCTTTCGCGTTAGCTGCTATGCTAAAGTTTAATTTCATGCTCTGTTGTATTGTAGTTTTTACGTTCTTTTTGTTACAAGTCGGAGTGTACGTTGATAACAACCGGTGCTTTCTCATCACCTGCATGTGTTACACGCGCTTGTTTAGGTTTGAAGTATTCGAGTAGTGCAGTATAGTGTTTGATGTATTCTTCATCTTCCATTTCATTCATGATGCGCATACACTTGGCTGCACCTTGCTGGGTAAACCACTCGCCTAATTCATTCCACATTTTTGTTTTTTCACTCACTGCACCTTTTGGTTTCAAGCCACCATGACCGGGCAACAAGTGACCTTTTTCGTTTCTGCTCTTTTCCATGCGATTCAATAAGGTTCGATAAGATATTGTTATTTAGCTTCATACTGCGCAATACAGACAGCTATGCGCTGCTGTGCATCAGGATATTCACCTTGCATCTTTGCATCACTCATGCAACGTGCGATGAATTCGTTCTTTTCTTCTTTTGGGGTTGGTGTTGGTAGGGGCATGTTATTTTATTTTTCGATTTTACCTAATTGTCTTCTAAACTCAGTAATCAAATCGCGGATGCACGATGCACACCCGGATGGTTGTTGGTGTTTACCTGTTACCTTGCTGAACCAATGGTATAAAAGCTTCAGGTCTTCATTCTCAATCTTATTCGCCTTATAGATGCGGTGAATAAATACGTCAAGTGCCGCGATTTCTTCCTGCTTCCAGTCAAGCGCGAACCATTTATGCGCTGGGCATGATGCAAAGCGAAACTTTGTTTTAACAGGCATCACACAACCGCAAAGCTTTATCTTCTCTTTGTAGTGTGTCACGCTGTTTTCTTCAGGATCTACAGTGTCACCTACGATAAGTGTTCCGCAGGATGAAGTTAGCGGTTTGTAGAACTTACACTTTTTGCACGTGTTCAATCTCTCGCGTTGAGTGTGCAATGGCACGTTGAAGTTTAACATATTCTCTTATTCTTTTTAATGCTCGATGTATTGAAGTGCGAAGGTAGTTGTATGGAATACCTGTTTCGCGGCTTAATTCTTTGTAGTCAAAATCGGGTTTGCTATATAGACGTAGCAATATGCTATCATATTCGTTTAAACGCCCGATTGCACTGTATAAGTATTCACCATCTATGAATGCACCAATCCATGTTTCATCCTGTTTGGTATCTGCTACTTCACGTTCAATGTGCAATTCGTAGTATTTGCGGTATTTCACAGCATAATCACTTCGGTTGCTGTGCCATGATAACCACAATGCACGATTTACATATTGCTCCACCTTCCCACCACACACGATTTCTTTCACATCCTGCTCTGGTCTATCCATTAACCGGGCAAGGACTTCATGCAGTAGATCACTTGCCTTTGTTTTATCGTGAGTAAGCCCTGTGGCTTTGTTCAGCCACTCGTTGTAATGTTTCCCAATATGGATACTTACACAGTCGATTTGTTAAAAATAGTTAAAATGTGGTGTAACTTCTTGCACATTCCAAAAAAGGGTGTACATTTGTACACGTCAAAGATAAACAAAAACACACACAATGAGCTATTTCACTTTTGAACACGACTGCAGCAATGCACCACTCACACTTACTATCGAAGTTGAGTATTCAATCTACAACTTTTCAGGCAACTATTATGAGCCAGCAGAAACATCGGTAAAAGACCACAAATTCAAACTGCTTTGCGCTGGCATGGATTTAACCTCATGCATCATGAATAGCAAAAATGATAAGTTGATTGCCGAATTAGAAGAAGCAATCATTGAAGCTATTTGGGAAAACGAAGACAATCAGTAATCAATTTTAAATCTCAATACACATGACAAACACAATCACAATTCCAACACGTGCCACTACTGTAGTCGGCACAACTGAAATCAAGTTACCTTTTTATTTTACATCCGGTGACTGGACCAAAATCTATTGCTGCATGAATGAGAATTATGTTCTCGTTACTGTATATGCCAATGGTAGTTCAATTCAAATCGAAAGCAAGCAATATGAAGATGAGCATGAGGTAGCATTCCGCTTAGAACGCGAAAGCAGAGATAAGCACTATGCAGCTATTGACCTATCTGTATTCATGCATAAGTTCAGCGAAGCGCATCGCGAATTGTTTTACCGAGCCAATCCACAATTAAAACCAATCGAATGAAAAAAGATAATCAGCTAAATGGGTTGATTGCACGCACGCTGGGGAGCAAAGCTGCTCTCCTTCGTGCGATGCAAAGAAGTAACACCCCCATAGTCAAAAAGACACTGCATAATTGGTGCGCAGATCCGGGCAGCATTAGACTTCGACAGCTAATGAACCTTAGCCATGTGATGCAAATACCACTTTGCGAAGTAATCGATTCCATAACCATTAAACATGAAGGCGATGAATAAAAGAAGAACAACCGAACTACCCACACGTAGTGATATTTTGTACATCATGAAGAACTTTGACCACATGAGCTTTGAGCAGATGCGCAAAGACCTGAATGTGACCAATGGCAAACTCATTAATTGGTGCAAGCTGGTATTCAGCAATGATGATAAGGAGAAAAGGTGGCGCGAAATCGAGCATAACTTGAATCAAATGGAATTCCATGAAGAATTCACTGACTCGATGCAAAGCGAATACGATGTGCATGACATCAAACGTGTAGGAGATAAACGCTACTATACGGTTAAGCGCAAGATTGTGAATGAATACCGCATCTGTTACCTTGTTACACTTGATTATACTACCAATGTATTAGTGCGCTTTGATATTCCTGTCGAACGCAACAGCATAAAGTATTGCCCGGTAGCACTTGGCTGTGATTATGAAGTGCATTCGGTTGGCGGTTGGGAGTATTCACACCTTGAAAGGCATCTACCTGTGGTTACCATTCAAGCAGATGAAGACTACGTTGGCAAATTTTGGTTAGCAATGTCAAACATGGTACCTGCATGAAGCATGATGAAAGCAAGATGCAGCAGCGTTGCGTTGAATGGTTCCGCTATTCATTCCCACGCACACTCATTGCATCATTCCCAAACGGCGTGTTCATTGGTGGTACACCAATACAACGCGCTAAGCGGTGGAATATCTTGAAAGCAGAAGGAGCAATGCCCGGAATGCCTGACCTTATGGTTTGCATGTCATCAGGTGCTTATCATGCCCTGTTCATTGAGATGAAGACCGAAAAGGGTAAGTTATCCGACACACAAAAAATCGTTCACGCGCAGCTTATCAATGCAGGTTACTGCGTGAAAGTCTGCAGATCATTCGAAGAATTCACATTAACTATCAAAAAGTATTTGGAAGCAGAATAGCTTTGACTATATTTGCAACGACTATCCGTATGAAAAAATTTACAAATCCCACCATTACCGCATTGCCATAGCACAATCGTGCGCGGATAGTCCTTTGCGTGTAGTGGTGGGTATTTACTTTTATGATTACCAATTTTGAAGAATTAACTTGCGAATTGAACGCAGTTGAAATCGGTTTGCTGGATGCACTTACTGATATTCTAAACAATTACACCAAACAACAGCCAGCTAAAAGCGAAAAGATTGTAAGTGATATGAAAATGCATATTGCAAATCATTCTTTGAACGTTTCATTTAGTGGCGTAAGATTGCGTAAAATGATTAACCACTTACGTCGTGCTGGCACATTACCAATTATTGGTACAAGCAAAGGTTACTACGTTAGTTACAATCATGACGAAGTATGTAAGCAAATTCAAAGCTTAGTTGAACGCGCTAACTCGATTGAACATTGTGCTAAAGGTTTACTAAAATTTACATGATATGAAGGATCCAGCGTTCCTTTTTTATTCTTCGGACTTTTTAACCGGAACAATGCTGTTGAACATGGAGCAGAAGGGTAAGTACATTACCCTTCTGTGCCTTCAGCATAATAAAGGTAGATTATCCGAAAAAGATATGTTGCACATATGTGGTTCATATGATGCTGATGTCTTCGGCAAATTCGTAAAAGATGAAGAAGGTTTCTTTTTTAACGAGCGTTTAAGCATTGAAATGCAGAAGCGTAAAGCTTATTCCGATAGCCGAAGAAACAATAGAACCAAAAAAGATGTGTCGAACATATCTAAAACATATGTTCCACATATGGAAAATGTAAATGAAAATGAAATTGAAAATATAAATGAAGTTATAGTTGAAGATGCAAATGAAAAAAAAGTAACGCGCAAACGATTCGTTAAACCTGAAGAACATGAAGTGTACAACTTGATGGGCGAACTGAATGCGACAGGTAAAAACTTTATGAGTGAAGATAGATTAGTTAATTTCGCTCGCACCTTTATGGATCACTACGAAGCTAATGGCTGGATAGTAGGTAAATCTTCAATGAAGGATTGGCAAAGTACAGTGCGCAACTGGATGCGCAGAGAATGGGATAAAATTAAAAATCAAAAATCATATGGCAAACAATCAAATTCAACAGCAGACAGCATTGCAAAAGCTAATGCACTTTACGCCGAAGCAGTCGCTATCAGTCGAGCACGCGATAACACAAGACCAGATTGGTCTCCTTCGGAAGCTTGACAAAGAAACAACCAAAGACAAAATCATTCAGTTGGTTACGCGATGTACTCAACTAATGAATGTGCAAAATAACATGAACGGTATGCAGATTGAATTCTGTGCTGAGAACATCATGGAAAAAATGTATATGTATTCACTTGAAGATGTGCAGCTGTGTTTAGATCGCGGTGCTATTGGTGCCTATGGTACAATTTATAACCGCATAGATCCTGCAACAATACTTGCATGGTTTCCTTTGTATGATCAAGAACGTCAGGTATATGTAACTGCGAAAAAAAATGCTGAACAGCAATCAAACAACATCTACGAAATGTTCCAGCATCCGCAAATCATGGAAGCTATGCAACAGGCAGCAGATAAGTTAAGCATCAAAGAAGAACCGGTGCGCGAAGTGAAAAGGGAAAATCCACCACCACTTGAAATAGCACTCATGCGCGAATACGATGCGCTGCCGCAATGGGATAACGATATGCGCTTCCGGGTATACAAAAACAAGCCGTACCAATTCACCGAATACAGGCAGGAACGTTACAGGGAATTAATCGAAACGCAAAATGAATACTGAAATAGAAAAGCGCGAAGTCATTAGTCAAGTGACCAATGAAGATTGT